CTCTTCATCTTTCTTAAGTTTTTCTTTGTAAGCGTCAAAAATAGCTTCTGAAAGAAAATTATTTACACCAGCAAGTGGTTTATATTCTAAAAAAGAATTAATTCCTAGCGAGTTTTTAGTGTAAAAGTTATCATTCGGAGATAAATCAATAGTTCTTTTTCCTCCCTGAATTGACATGTAACCAACGAAATCAAGTTCTTTAATTACATCCTTTCCAGCAGAACCAGAAACATCAATTCTCTTGTTTACCTTATCATCAACCTTTTCTTCTCTTTCGTGAGAAACAAAAATAACAGATTTATTCTTGCCCTCTAAAAGTTTTAAAAGCCTTTGAAATTCGCCCTTAATACTTCCCCAGCCTTTTTGAGATAGTTGACCATCTGATTGTTTTAGTTTTGGGTTTGAAATAGCTAACCAATCACCCATTCTGTCGATAGTTTTGCCTAATGTATCAATTACAATCGTTTCATAACCAGAAATGTCTTCCTTAGTTAAAATATCCAATAAGTTTTGGTAACTCTCAATTTGAACGCTGTCGGTTTGGTATTGTTTAGCAACTCGTCTCAAGCCATTGTCAAAATCAATTAAAAGTGGTTTTGGTGCAGATAGTGCTAAACTTGTTTTACCAACGCCAGGCTGACCATAAACTAAACCTTTTAGCTTAATTTTAGATTGTGTTAATTCATTTGGTTTTTTAATTAAACTCATATTTTCCTCTATATTTTATTAATAATCTCATCACTTAACCAAAACTCCAAAGCTTGGTAATCTGTGTTATCTTCCATGTAAACCTCTTTTAGTTATTAAAAAAGCTAAGTCATTATTAATCACTCTTTTTAAGATGCAACAAAAAAGATTAATTATTTTTTAAACATTAAAGCTCTTAAGCTAAAGTTTAAATCAGTCTCTTTTGTGCCGCCATCTTCTCTATAGATTGCAAGCACTTCTTCTTTAGCTCTTAAATTAGCTTCGTCTCTGCTCATTCCACCATCAAATTCCATGATAGCTGCGCGCTCTTCGAATAGTTCTTTATATTTTTGCATGATTATTGTTTAAAAGTTCCTAAGTTGTTCCGCAATAAAGCGGAAGATGATGCTATTTTTAATCTTTTCTGATAAGCTTTTTTCCAGAGAACCATTGCTCGTTTTTCTCTGTAAGGCTTTTTACAAGATAAATATTGTTTTAATGTTTTAATCATAATTTACTCTTTCAATAAATAATAAATATAAATTTTTCCAATTCTAAAATGCTTCTGAAGTTTGTTTCTAAAAGAAAACAGAGGTCTTTCCATATAAACTATAGCAAAGCCTCTTCCAAATATTCTTAGCCAAAATCCAGTTGTGGATAAGTTTAGAGAAATAATATCTTTAGTCATAATTTACCCCTTAATCGTTAATAATTTCATTTTCACTAAAACATTCCTCAAAATTGCATTTATTACATTAGGATCTCGTACCATTCCCATATAACAAATCCATTCACCCTGCTCCTCTTCTCCTTCATTAGCCCACCAAGCCCCAACAACTGTATTTGTGTCGTCGCATTGTTTTGCTTTTCCTCCTTTTACCCCAAGGGCAATATTTCTGTGTAATAATATTGCGGTTCCATCTTGCGGCGCAGTTTCTATTGGCTGCCATTTGTTGCTAGATTCTTTTTCCATTTCCTTAAATTCTGTTATTTTTTGCTGTAATTCTTTGTCCATTCTTACCTCAATTTAATTGTTAATAACTTCAAACTCACTAAAACATTCCTCACAGCATTCCTTCCCGCCTAATTCAGCACAGTTAAAATCGCTGTCTTTTTGTTGATTGCAGATTGTGCAGATGTAGATGCTCATGGTTAGTTTTCAATAAATTCAATGTTCATCTTCTTCATAAAATCATAATATAATCGCAAAATAGATTCTTTCTCCTCACTAAATTTGCCAGAATCCAAAGCCTTTGCAATATGTCCAATTTCTATTCTTTCTAATTTAAACGACCCAATCTCATTGCCATCAGCATCTAATTCTGAAAAAGTTTTACAAAATCCTTCATCAAAGAGATTGGAAAGATTACCCCTTAATAGATCTGGCAGATCCTTATATTTACAAAAGCTTCTAAACTTTGTGGTTCTTATCATTTCTTCCAATAAAAAACTCATTACTACTCCTTAAAAATTATTATTTCTTACCTCTAAAACTCTCTCCTGAAAAAATGATAATCTTGCCATCATTTTCCTTCATTCTGTCAATCACCCTATCACCTGCAAACTCTTTCAAATTTGTTAAGGATAAGTTAGTCACCAGAATTGTTGGTCGCATATTCTCATATCTCTCGTTGATAATCTCGAATAAGATTTGCTTCTCTGTCTCAGTGCCAAATTGAACACCTACCTCATCAATGATTAATAATTCAACCTGAGCGTGTTTCTTTTGCACATCAGAGAAAGTCATTGCCGCTTTTCTATTGTAAGTTTCTTTAACTTCTCGCAGAACATCAAAAGCTTTAGTGTAAAGCACCTTAGTTTGATAGTTCTCGATCAGATAATAAGACAAAGCAGCCGAAAGATGAGTTTTTCCTGTTCCTGTAGTACCGCATAGAATAAGAGATGTTCCTTGCTTTTTACGATCAGCAAAGTTTTTAACATAATCCAAAACGATATTTTTCTCTTTAATGTTTTTGTAATTATCAAAGGAACAGTTATTAAATCTTAAAGGGATACCAGAATACTTTTTAAGTGCCTCTATTTCCTTTTCTTTTGAGCATACAGGGCATTTAAGATCATTTTTGATCCAACTATCCAGAGCATATTGACGATCCTTTCTAAAGTGATAATCAGCCTCTTGATAGCGATTAAGCTCTAGTTTGTTGACTCCGTGAGTTTCGCAAGTGATGTCAATTAGCATACTTCAAAGCCCTCCGTTCCTGCGTAGTAATCTTGTTCTTCAAACTTACCGTGTTTTGATTGAGGCTTGGCAGAAGATCCAAAGTTATTACCTTCCCAAGTTCTTACAGCAGCTTTCCAGTCTTTCATTTGATTCTTGCCAACTTTCCAGCCATTGCTTTGGTAATGACTAATCCATTTTTCAGGATTGACGGAGTTATTTCTTTCTTGGCAATAGTTTTTAACTTCTTCTAAAGTTGGGGCAATAAAACCTTTAGGTTTTTTATTAACTTCTTCTCCTTCTTTTATTTCTTTTCCTTCTTTAGTAGTTGTTGCTCCTTTGTTGATGCTTTGTTGCTCGTCTGTTGATGAATTGTTATTTGGTGTGTTATCTGGTGTGTTGCTCTCAATTATTTTATCTTGATAGAGATTGTAGTTTGTAAGCGTGATGAAGGTGTGAAGCTTTGTTGATTTGATTGTTATTTCGTGTGTTGATTTTAGCTTAGTAAGGGCAGTACGGGTCTGTTGAATTGAGAGAGAGGTTGATTTACCTAGCTTCTCAAGGGATGTAATTACCTGACCCCTAGAAATGTCTATGCCCTGCCATTTCTTATTTTCAAAGTTAGCTGTAAGGAGAAGATGAAGAAATATGCGACAGACATTAACATCTGAATACCATTCCCATTCTATTATTTTTCGATGTAGCTTAATAAAGCCGATTGACATGATTCTGAACCTGTAGTTTTGGAGGAGGAAAAGGGTTCAGGCTTTTCCTCCATATGAAAAAATATCTTAATTACTCTATAGTCCCCTGACCGAACTATTTCTAACATTCTCAACCCCTATTTCTAAGAATCAAGCAAAAACAACTTCAAAAAATGCATTCGCAGAGTGGGACGCAAAATCTACATTCTGGAAGAGAAATTTTTCGAATGGATGGAGGGCAATAATTATGCCGAATAACAGCCATCAAAAAGAAAAGCTTGTAGCCGATACCTTGGACAGTGCAGCTACAAGCCCTTATCA